AAGTTCCTCTCATAATATTTTACTTCATCATTTTCCGGGTCGTTATCAATCTTTGCAAGAATTTTATCAATTTGTTCTATTTCTAAATCGATCATGTCATCCATCAATCTTTGTGCTTTCATTGCAATCATTCTAAACTCACCATAATCGAATGCAGCTTTTTCTTTCCATGGATCATTAACAAAAGAAGTTAAGTTTATTAACATAAGGCGACAGCTATCATAAGGTGACAAAATAATCTCACCACAAGGATTTGTTGATACAGAACCAAAACCTTCGTCTGTGTACGCATCTGCAGGTGTCATCTTTGTTGCTGTGTCCCAAAATAAAACCCCCGGTTCTGCTGTTGCGTGTGCGCCGACAATCAAAGCATCCCAAACTTCCTCAGCATAAACATCATCATTGGTAACTTCTGGATTAGCTGAATCTACTGGCCACCTTTGCTGATACTTCTGTCCTCGCTTAACTGCCTCCATAAACTCATCTGTTACTCTAACAGAAATATTTGCACCGGTGACTCTTGTTAAGTCACGTTTAATTTTTATAAAATCCATAACTTGTGGGTGGTGAACAGAAATAGATAGCATCAAAGCACCTCTTCTTCCGCCTTGTGCTACTTCCCTGCAAGAGTTTGAAAATCGATCTAAAAATACTTCAATACCATCTGTCGTTTTTGCGGCATTTGATGTAAACATTCCCTTCGGCCTGATTGTTGATATATCAAAACCTACTCCGCCGCGGCGTTTCATAATCTGAACTTGTTCTTGATCAGTTTTTAATATTCCCGCATATGAATCTGCAGGTGCCTCAATTACAAAACAATTTGAAAGTGACTGTATTTTTGATTCATTACCGATACCACTCATAGGTGATCCTTGGGGCACGATATATTTAAAGTCTTTTAACAGATTATATATTTCTTTTTTAGACATTGCGTTAGGATATTTACTTTCTACCCTAGCAAATTCTGATGCCAACCTTTCGTGCATCTGTTCAGGTGTTTTTTCTAAATAGTTACCAGTTTCATCTTGCAACGCATACTTACCAGCAAATACACTGGCTGCTAATTCATCACCTCCAAAGTAATCCAGACTTGCCTTAAAAACATCATCATATGTGTACATTAGTTCTCCTATTTTCCTGTAATCTCTTTCCATTTTGACTTAAGCATATCTTTTGTTCCTGCGTTATCACGCTCAATTGCATCAACAATTGACATTTCACGCATATCATCTAATACTTCTATCTTAGACATTGATGTGTCAATTCTAATTGGAAACATTAATCCGTCACGTCCTGCACGATTTTTTGCCACAAAGAGACGACCTGCACCTGTTGATTTCTCCATAGGCTTTCTAGAAAGGGAAACAACAACATCCGCAACCATAGCCTTACCATAAGCCTCTGACATATTTTCTAATCCGACTATTTCTGATTTTGCAGAGTCTCGATTAGCTTGTGATGCTGTCCAAATAGGAATATTCATTTCCATTGCAAGATTCCTGAGTTCTTCATACACTAATTTAAGTTCATGTCTAAGTGAGTCATAAGTTCGCGTAGAGCGCATAATATCCGCGTAATCGATGACGAGCAAACTTGGTTTAAAGTCTTTCATAGTTAATTTTTCTAAATGATTTCTTATAGTTATGATGCTAGCGGCACCTGTCGGATATTGCTTAATTATCAACCTACCAAAATCATTTTCCTCATAAGTTTTAAGAATTATTTCTTTATTTTCTATAACATTCGAAGAAGGAACGTTACACAAATTACTGTCATATCTTATGCCTACTGCCGTTTCTGTTAACTCAAAAGTGTAATGTACAACATTTTTTCCTCTACGTAATGCTTCAGCACCCATAGCAACGAGATAATGCGATTTTCCTACACCAGTATTTGCAACAACGACACCAATTTCACCTCTCCCTAAACCTCCTTTTAAAACGTCTTTTTGATCTAAATGTTTAATTCCTGTCGGGCAAGTTGCTCGATCGATTTCTTGAAATCTTGCTTCATGATCTTCAAAAAAATTGTGCCCTAGTGTAGATGAATTACCTTTAAAAACAGCATTTTTCATAATGTTTAAAACTGACTCGTAATTTTCTTGCTTAATTGCCTTTACGCTCTCTTCTAGAGCTTGCTGCAACGTTTGCTTTTTACAAAAATCTAAAGTTTTTTCTTTGACAAAAGAAAGATCTCCTAGGTTTGGTGATGCTTTCATTCTCGTTAAATATTCTATTACCTGCTCCCTTAGAATAATATCATCGCCTGCAGTTAATTCATCTTTAATAATTGAGACGAGCAATGGCATCGTCGGAAAATTACGATATTTTTCATAAAAACTAAAAAACCTGTCGCATAAAAATTGAAGATATTTCAATTCAAAATAATCATATTTCATAACCTCAATCATTTGAGAAGCCCAATTATGATCGTTAAGTAGCGACTGAAATATTTTTTCTTGAAAATCTTTACCGTATTTTGAGAAGTAGTTTGGATTTTCCATTACCATAATTTTCCTTTTGTTAAACTTCGAAGCAAGTATCCATGCCGCAAAAAGTCTATATTCTTTATATTGTTTTTATTAAGATGCTTATTTGCATTAAGATTATTCCAGGCCGGATTAAAATTTTCAATACTTTCATCAATTCTTTTTGTTTGTATATGAGCTAAGTTATCTATGTCCAATCTAACCAATCTAATATTACGTTCAATTAATTTCTCGCAATTCTTTATTGATTTATATATCTTCTTTTTTGGGTGTTCACCGTGTTTAACGTCGTTACTTACAAAGAATCCAAACGTGTTACTTTCAAAATTTTCTGTTTGAAATATGTCGGTAAATTCTTTAGTAAGTTTCTTGTAACCTACACCTTCTACGCCTGGTATATTATCAGATTTATCACCTACAATTGATTTTGCTAAACAAAAATTGCTTGGATGTACACCGTACTTTGTCAAAACTTTTTGAGTGTCAACAAAAGATTTAGAGTTAGGTGAATAAACAATGCAGTTCTCACTTATAAGTTGATAGAAGTCATGGTCTCCTGATACAATAATCTTATTTTTATTTTTTAACTTGTACTGACAGATATAGCCAATTGCGTCATCTGCCTCTGCATCTTCAACGTAAATTTGACAAACAGGTAGATGTGACAAAATACCGACTAGTGTTCTGATTTGAAAATTTCTGTTTGCCAGAGAGTCAGGTATCTCTTCTTTTTCATAGTATCGATTCATTTTTGCCGGCCTACCACCTTTTTTATAGTCTGGGTATAGGTCACGCTTTCTTTTGGAACCACCTCCTTCCCAGACAACAATTACACTTTCAGGCTTACACTTTTCAATTAGATTTACTAAGTTATAATAAAATCCAACAATACCACCAATTTGCTCACCGTTATCAGACATCGCTGGATGTGCAATATAATGACGCATAAAAACATTAAGCGCATCAAATATCAATACTCTATTTTTAATCATTACATATCCAGTTCATCTGCTAGTGATCTTATCTCCTCATATGAATCTGCATCAATATCAACGCCATCTGATGTACCCATTTTCTTTATCATGGCATCTTTAAGAATAACATCAACAATAGGACCCCACGCTTCATCTTCCATAATTTCGTTAAACTCAGTTTTTCTAAATTTCTTTGAATTTAAAAGCACCCCATTTTCATCAAATGATTCAATAGTTTTCCAACCACCCGTTCCAGAAACTTGGTATGTATAATTACCATCGCTAACAGCACCGTGCTTTCTTAGTAAATCAAACATCTCTTCGTGTTCAACAATACCTTTGCCAAAATGTATTTGAAAATCTACCTTTCTAAATGGTGGAGCAACTTTGTTCTTTACAGTTTTTGCCCAAACGTGTATACCAATAACATCGTCTCCGTCTTTTATTTGTTGGCCGGCACCTAGTTTAATTCTAATAGAAGAATGAAACGGTATTGCTTTACCACCTGGTGTTGTATCAGGGTCGCCATACATAACACCTACTTTTGTACGAATTTGGTTCAAACAAACTAGTAAGCTATTAGTCTGCCCTATCACACCAGTGATTTTGCGCATACCTTTTGAAATTGCGCGCGCTTGTAAACCGATACTTTCTTTGTCATAATCACCTAATAGCTCTGCTTTTGGCGAAGAAGCTGCAACAGAATCCCAAATAATTGTAACAGGCACGTCCTTGTCCAAAGCACGTGCTTTAAGAATTGTTTTTTCTGCTAAATCAAGTACATGCTCGGTACAGTGTGTATCAACATAAACAAATCTTTGCGATACATCAACCCCTAAATTGCCGAGATTTTCAATGGATGTAGCGTTTTCTGTGTCAATATAGACAACGATTCCACCCATTTTCTGTGTACTTCTGGCGATTTGTGTTGCGATATGTGACTTACCGATAGATGGTGGACCAAATATTTCAACAATGCGACCTTCAGGAAAACCACCGTCTGCTTTATTTGCGCAGATATAGTCTAGCAATTTTGAACCGGTCGATACCCATCTTTTGACTTGTGTTGGGCTTTCATCTTCGGAAAGGTTATACGCTACTTTTGTTTTATAATCTTTGTTTAGTGATTTAATTAATTGCGAGGTGAAATCTTCATTTTTTGCCATATATACTCCTTACTTCTAGGAGTATTATACCATGTAGGATTACCTATTTTCAATTAATTCCTGCTAAATCTTGCCACCTTTCTGTGTCTAATTTCTTATCTTCTTCTAGGTGTACTGCTGCAGCATCAACAGCTTTTGAAAAAATATCTGCAGTTTCTTTACCTATATCGTAAATTTTCTTTCCACCGCGGGCAGTTAAAGCAATCTGGTCACCAACTTGTGCTCGAAAACCTCGCTTACTCATTTCAACTAATGCCTCATCTACTTCAGCAAATGCTGCAACTCTCATTGGATCGGTTAAAAATCCAATTATAGGCAGTATGTAACTTGATTCAAACATTCTAAATCCAAATAATAACTGGTACATAACGTTATGGAAGTCTTTTTCGCTATTCTTAAGATCAACTAGATGTTTGCTTACTGTAAACATTATCTTTCTAAATACAGTTTCTACAGGTAAAACAGTAATTGTCACTGCAAGCCCTAAAGACCAACCTAAGGAAAGTTCCTTTATCATTAATAATAAATTTACTAAAACGCTTTTAAAATTATTTTGCGCTGTTAAGTACGTACGATACAATTGATCAGCTTGTTGCTGTGTCATGTTTGAATTTCTAATTGCTTCTGCAACTCTATGTAAATTATCAACACTTGCTTCTATTAAAAGTTGACCTCCTAACACTGAAGTTAAACCTTGTAGTTCTGTATCTGTTGATTGTAGTAATTCTTTTGTGAATTTTCTTAGGTTTTTTATGAAGATTACAGCGTCTGCGACAAAATCAATTGCTGCTTTTATTGTGCCTAGGAAAGGCACTGTTTTTATACCGTATTCCTTTGCTAAAAATTTTAAGCTTTCTTTAGTTGCTTTTTTCGCGGTTGCATCTATAACTGCATCTTTTATTCCTCTCCTTACTGAAACTTCAAAATCAGATCTGTCTGGTAATTCACTACCTTGTTTTCCCATTGTTCTTTCACTGATGTTTTCCAATGTTTCACACAGTCTATAACCTTTTTTATTCCTAACTCTATTTTCTAAAATATTTGACGGCATATTTACCTCATTGCTCTTCATATATATATGAATTTAAAAATAAAAAAACCCGCACATTGTGCGGGTTTATAACATACAATGTATGTAATATCGTTAACTCATCAAATCAGAGAAAGCATCATCTAGGTTTGAATATGTTTCATTTTCACTAGATGAATTGTCATTAGATTGACTTTTACTGGCTGACCAGTCTGATCCTTCGGTCTCTACTTCATCACCATTTAGCCAGTTATTAATAATGTTACTAAGTTCATCATAAGACTTTGTTTGGAAAATGCTATCAATATCAGGAATGTTTGTCACCCATTCCTTTGCTTGTTTCGCATCTTTTGACAATTGTGAGGCTTTTCTCTTTGGTAATACTTCAGTTTTTGCCCACTGTTGTCCAGGTGGTTTTGTACATTTTACTTTTAAATCGGTACCGGTTTTTAAGTCTGTAATATCACCATAGTCCTCATCCATCATCAATGATAAAAGTGCTTGATACACTAGTTTTCCAAACGACCAAATTCTAACACCTTCTGATTCTTCACCACGAACAACAACCGGGGCATAAACTCTCATTTTTGGATACAACTTCTTTGCCATTTCATAGCTTTCTTTTGTACCTTCACTACGAAGTTTATCAATAAGTTCTTGTATTGGATCACGCTTACCAAACTGGCTTGGTGCCAATAGACCTCTTTGACCTGGAATGTTGTAGTAAAACATTAACTCTTTAAACGGTTGACCATCATTATCAGGAAAAGATAGTAAACGAATTTCATATTCTTCTCCTTCTTGGGGTTTCCACATTACGTTTCTAGAAGTGTTGTTACCACTAAGTCTTTCTAATTTACGTTTAATAGCATCAAAATCAAGTGCCATATTTTCTCCTATTTAATTTTTAACTTATAACGTCCAATATCTAAATGATTTGTTGAACATTAAATAATATCAAGTAGTCAGAAAATTTATCAAATTAATTTTATTTTTTTCTTCTTTTTCGTTTTGTCTTGCTTTTTGACTTACTCATTTTTGAATATGGGTAAGATCTAGTAATATTAAATCGATATCTTTTTCTTCTCTCAGAAGGTGTTTCAGGTTTTCCTCGAGAAGTATACCCCATTGGCACCATTACACCTGCAACGCCGCCACCTGAAAACTCATCTAGCTCCTCACCTTCATCTGATGCTATTTCACCGACTATGTCCTCCAAACTATCAAGTTTTTTGGATTTTTGAACATTGTCCTTTGATGCATTATTGATCTTGTTTAGCATTGTCTCAAAATCGCTTGTGTAATCTGGCATCTGTAAACTCTGCTCTGCTATGTTATTAAGTGTTTCAACTAGCTGGTACTTGCCATTACGGTAAACTCTACATTCTAAAACTTCAACCGGCTCTTCATCGTCTTCTAGTTCTTCATCATTAGGAACAATACCTTGTGACATTCTAGAAAAATGACTGTCTGCGTCACTTCGCGGTGAGCCATGCCCTACAGCTGGCTTATGAAATCCAGAAACATCGGATCCTGGCCTAAATGATCCAATACCTATTTCATTTATTTTTTTCTTCATACGCTTAATTATTGGTGTAAAACAGTAAATTCAATAGGTATTTCAATATTTGAATAGCTATCTTTTATTTGTTTTATCTCTAATAATTTTTTTAATTTTTCTTTTGTGCATTGAAATGTCATACTATCATGAACAAAAAAAGAGGGTTTAATACCATAACTATTACAAAATTCGTAAAATGCGAAAGAACAGAAATCGACTGCTGAAGATTGTATGTAGTAATTTATTACATTATTGTCACTTGTTATTGGTCTTCCGTAATAGTTTAAAAAGTGACCGTGATCACTATAGTACTTTTTTAAGTTTTTTTCTAATTCATATAAACCAAGTTCTTCTTTAATTTTTTTTATAGTACTTATATTAGTTTGCATTATTCTTGATATTATGTTTTCATTGGCACCATATATCATTGAAAGTATACCTCGCTTTACATTGTCTCGGTTTTTTGATGGAATGTCATACTTTTTACACAACCACATATAAACATCACTAGAATTTACATCTATTCCTTGTGATTTTAAATAGAAATAAGGTTCACAAGATTTAAAGTCGACTTCAACTAGACACATATTTTCTTTACTAGGTTTAAGTCTATTCTTTTTTTCTTTTTTCAATGTTAAAAAATTAAAACCTTTCTTTATCTTAGTTCGACCCGTAACACCATAATGCACATAAACAGGTTTTTCCAAAACACTTCCTTCATATAAAACTTGTTCAAATTTACTGTAACATTTTTTTCTAATTGAAAATAGATCAGTGTGATAGTTAGTCACCATACTTTCTGCTTCACTTATTTTACTTTGCAAGTAATTAAAATATTCTTTAGACTTTTTACTACCAATGAGTTTTGAATAGTTTAATGAGCTAGTTAAATTAATTGTTTGGAAAAAATTGCTATAATACTGTTTAACTGTCTTAATTTCTTCTAAATTAGCTAATTTTAATATATTTGAAATACTCTGAACACTTAATTTATTATCGTTTTCACTTAGTTTAATAACTAAAGACTTTCCGCTTAAGGAATAATCTTTATTAATAGTTAATGTACCAATCTTTTTATAGCTAGTTTTGAAATTTGTCATATAATTTTTATACTTAATTTCAAAACTATTTACAAAAATTACTCATTTTTTCTAATTTTTTCTATTGTATTGCTCAACTTATCCTTAAACGAAGCAATTGCTCCCATATTTGAAGGAACAACTTCGAGACTAGTTGAAAAATTACCTTCAGACAATGAATGAGTAACAGTTTTAACTGTGTAAATATTGTCAACACTAGTATTTGTTCCAAAGTCAATAAATATATTATTACCTCTACCGATCATAGGCATGCCCATCAATTGTATATTCACTGTATTTGGAAAGGTTACTA